TACATTTCCCTTGTATAACTTTTCAAGAGATCTAAAATTAAACCCCTGTCTATTTTCAAAGAAAAGGAATGATGGAGATTGAGTCTCTGATATAGAGTTATCTGCCAAGAATGACAGATTTTTAACTGGACTCCAATATGGTGAAACGTATTTGATAGTGTTACGAGTATTTTCTACAACAAACTTCTTTTTACTTTCTAGACCATCAACTTTGTCTAATACAAAGCCACCAACAATGTCAGAAATTTTACCAGAAAAAACTTTACTAATATTTTTGTTTGTATCAATAACTGCTTCTGCTGAAATAAAGTTTAATTCATAACCGCTAGACCTATCTCCAATATTGGTCTTATCGTTCATTTTATAAACGTGAAATAAACCTTCCATAGTTCCACCTGGAACAGTCGGCGTTGATATTTTTAATTCTAAAAATTCTTCACCAATTAATGGTAGCAAGTTTTGAAAATCAAAGGAATCTTTAAGAACAATAGTCCCAGTAATGAACGGTGAAAATATGTCTTCAAATACTCTGACTTGAATAACTTGGTTTCTTACATTTTGATATACACCGCTTGGAGTTACTAAAGTGACTTTTTCAATACTAACGTCACCCGCAAACCTTAAAGCATTACCAGGATTAATAGTATCAGGCATTATAATTCGTCTTCGTAATTTCTAATAATTGTTTCTAGAAGAGTTGGAGAAATTATCTTAATTCTTCTTTTCGCATCATTAGTTAGTCGTTGTAAAACATCACCCGTAACTGGAATTGCGTTTTCTGATGGATTAACAACATTACCCAGTTGATTAACAAAGTATACAGGGTTATGTTCTCTACCTTCTGTATTTACAGTTATTTGAACTTTACCTACGCCTTCAGTTAAAGTCCCAGTTCCAATTTTTGTTAGATCAAACTCATTCATATTATACGGGAAAAAGAAGTATTGCGTTACACCGCTAAATCCGATTGGATCATTCGGGAAGTTGATAACGTGTTTGAAACCAGATTCTTTATTTTCAAGAGTAATTTTAACTGGAGCAGTTAGATAGTCTCCGTCAAATGGAACTTCTACGCTTGTGATTTTAATATAAAAAATAACCTGATCATTTTCAGTTTTCCAATACCAGTCAGTAGAATATAAAGTTGGATTATAAACGTCTGCGATATGTTTTTGAAGAACTGGTTCAATCATGGGGAAATCAAAACGATAATCATATTTACCGTTTGCTAGCATAATCACCCAATGATATTCTGGAGTACCATAAAACTTTTCAGAAATAATTTCTGGGGTTTCTCCGTCTACGACATCATATTCATCATAAAGAGTTACATTTTGTAATACCTCTTTTCTGAATCTAATATTTCTTGTTATGTCTACAACTACGCTAGTTTTAACCCTATTTCCATAGTTGAAATCATACAGGTATTGTGGGAAATCCTTAAAATACATTATAGACCTCCAGGAGTTTCACCAATAGTTTCTTTGGAAGCAAGCTGTAGTTCTCTAAACTCTAGAGAAACGTTAATTTGCGTTGGCATGCCGTTGGCAAAAACAGAGAAGTTTCCATTTGGTGTGTAATTGATATTTAATCCTTCTAGAACACAAGAAGTGTGTCTATGAATATTTAAGTTTTCTCCACCATTAGTGTAATAGATAATATCAAATTCTGATGGATAGATCCAGACATAGTTTAATTCACTCTTAAACTCTGGATGCATATGTAATTTAAATTGGTGAATGATTTTAAGAACGTTTTCAGCCTCAACTTCATCTCTTGGGTAGAATTGATAGTCGAAGGTAAACTTGCGGAAATCTACACCTTGGAAAGTTTGTTCTTTCTTGGGGTTAGCTGCAACACCAAGGGCTGCAGATATAGCACCCTTTTGTGGTAACTTGCTTAGACCAACTGCAATAGCCCCTTCAGCTCCAAGGGCAGTCACGTCAGTTAATGCTTTTTTAGCAGCGCCAGGATTGCCAGATAATGCTTCGGCAACTGCTGAACCTGCTTGCATAGCAGCTTGAGCTAGTGCTGTATCTTCTTCACCCCACATCATACCGTATCTAACAGATAACTGATTAGGGATATGTAAAGCGATCGCAGTTTTTAGTCTTCTGGTACTTCTTGACTTAAACGGAATTATGTCTTTTACTGCTTTGATATCAACTGTCGCAGCAGCTTCTGGGATTTGAGACTTAATTGTGTTTTCGATACTCTCAAGAAGTTTTTCCGAGTTACCTACAATTTTTGGTCTTAATCTAAATTCAGTTTCTGGATTAAGTTCAACCGTCTTTTCCGCAACGTTTAATCTTGAAGAATCTGATACGTTGATATAGAATATAGCATAGTTTCCACCATACTGAGGAGACATTAAATCTAACGGGTATGTCAGTTGACCAATATTATATTTGTTAGAATTAAAAGTTCTTCTGGTGTTGCTAATAGAATTTTGTTTTCTTGGCGCTGCTGCCTTCGCGGGTGTGTTTACCCCGTCTCGAGCAGTGTTTAAACCCTCTGCGAGTTTTTGTTTTATTTGTTCTGAATAGGTCGCCATGAGTTTCCTAAATATTTTTTATTTGGTTACTATATTTATGTTCCACAAAAGAAGGTTTATCCCCACAAATCCTCAAAAATACTCAGGGGACGTTTCTAACATAATTATGAGATCCTCTTGGGAAACTAGGTTTGCCAACTGGTGTGATAAAAACCCAGCCATAGTAAGATGGAGTTCAGAAGAAACGGTAATTCCATACGTCTGCCCAACTGATAACAAATTACACCGTTATTTCATAGATTTTAAGATAAAAGTACAACAAAAAGACGGTTATACTAAAACATATTTGATAGAAATCAAGCCACTAAAACAAACAGTTCCACCAGAATTTCCTGGTAAAAGGACTAAGAAGTATTTAGTTGAATCGTATGGATTCTTGAAAAATCAGGCTAAATGGAAAGCTGCAACAGAGTATGCAAAAGACCGTGGTTGGGAATTCAAAATTCTTACTGAAAAAGAATTGGGAATCTAACCTAAATAGTATTCATGCCTGTAGAAATCAAACAAACTAGAACTGCTGCTCAGATAGCTGCTCTCGATATTTTCGAGAAGAACAAGTACGACCTAAAAACAGCGTTTCGTAAATCTAAGGCTTGGTACGAACAACAGATGATTTTGTTGATGAAACAGATTCAATCTCCTTGGATCGTTCTAAAGGGAAACCCGACACAACTAACAACAAAGTTAATGCCAGGGAAAATGTACATGTATGTGTACGACCCTCTTTATAAACGACAAATTCCATACTATGACCGTTTCCCGTGTTTACTTTTATACAAAAGAACTATATCTGGGTTCAGTGGAATTAACTTCCACTATCTACCGTACCAGATGAGAATGCAACTTTTGTACTATCTTATGCAATATAAAACTAATGCTAAGATGGATGAAAATACTCGTATTAAGTACAGCTGGGCAGCTATTAAAGGTGTTCAAAAATTCGCAGGTGCTGTTCCTGCTTTTCACAACTATAACTTCGGCGGGTTGCGTTCAACGTTCAGAGAAATCAGAGCATATGACTGGGCTACTGCTATTCTATTACCAGTAGAACAATTTGTTAAAGCACCAGACGATAGAATCTGGGACAAATCTCGTCAATATGTTAACTCTATGAAGAGGAAAAAGAAATAATGGCTGGCGGAAATAGACAAAAAGACTTTATTGCTGAAATTAAAACTAAAGGTTTGGCAAGAACAAACCGCTTTACGGTAGACTTCACTCCACCGAAAGCTATGCCTGAAACAACTAAAAGAATGTTGTTGTTTTGCGAAAAAGCAACCCTCCCAGGTATTAATTATGCAACAACATCTAACAGAACATATGGTGAAACTAGAGAAGTAGTTTACGACAGAATGTACGATCCAGTGACTATTACTTTCCACGTAGATCGTAAAATGTCGATTAAAGAAATTTTCGACAATTGGTCTCAGTATATAATTGACCCATCTTCAAGAACGGTCGGTTGGTATAACGACTATGTCACACCTATGACTATTCGCATTCAAGACCTAGAAGACACGACAACTTATTTGGTTCAATTATTTGAAGCATACCCTAAAACAATTGGTGCCGTTTCTCTAGACGCAGGTAATAATAATGACACCATGAGGCTTGATGTTACATTTCAATATAAGTATTGGTATGCTACACCAATTCAACAAGATCCATATTCGAGTTTAGAAAAAAGCGCAGGTGGTTTTTCTCGCTACCTTACAGATTTTCAAGGGTTCCAAGAAAAATACAGTAAAGGTCTTGGCGAGGCAGGTAACTTCCTAACTGGAGCAGTTGGACAATATGCAATGAGAGGATTCTCTCACTTCACTAGTAGAATTCCTACTATCAAGTTTTAATAATTTTGGATTTTATATATGAGTACTGATGAATCTTTGTCAAAAATTTTTGATTTAGAACCTATGCCTAAACAAGAAATTGTGGAGGCAGAAGCCAACGTTGTTTCTGTTGAGACTTCTAACAGAATTGAAGATGATTATGACAAGACAAGGGACAATCTAAGAGAACTTTTGGAAACTGGAAAGCAAGCATTAGAAACTGCATTAACAGTAGCTAAACAATCTGAACACCCGCGTGCTTTTGAAGTTGTTGGTAATCTGATTAAACAGTTGGCTGACGTTAACCAGCAACTTATGGACATCCATCAACAAAAGAAGAAACTAGAAGAACCATCTAAGGGTATCAAAACAAACAACACAACAAACAATGCTATCTTTGTCGGCAGTACAGCTGAATTGAGCAAGATGATTAGTAATATGACTAAAGGAGAATAATTATGGCTTTACCAATGAATTCAATGCCAACTTTTAATATGGTGATTCCATCTACTGGTAAACAAGTTAGATTTAGACCGTTTGTGGTTAAAGAAGAAAAAGCACTTCTTATCGCTCAGCAGTCTGAAGACCAAACTGTTATGGTAGATACTCTTAAATCTGTATTAAGTGAAGTAATTCAAGATAAGATTGATGTCAATAAATTAGCTATTTTTGACCTTGAGTATATGTTCCTTCAAATCCGTGGTAAGTCTGTCGGTGAAACTGTAGATCTAATTTTCCAGTGCGATAATGACCACGGTGAACAAAATGAAAAAGCTCGTTCAAAGGTTACAATTAATCTAAACGATCTAGAAGTTAAAAAACCAGATGGTCACACTAATAAGATTCCTCTGTTTAATGAAGTTGGTGTTATTATGAAATATCCAACTCTTGATGCAACAGAGCTACTTAAAGACGCTGACGATATTGAAGAAGTATTTAATCTGGTAGCTGAACTAATTGATGTTATTTATGATGGTGATGAAGTATATCACGGACATGAAACTAGCAAAGAAGAACTATTACAGTTTCTTAATAACTTGAGTTCTGAACAATTTGCTAAGATTCAAAAGTTTTTTGAAACAATGCCTAAGTTATCAACAAAGGTAGAGTATAAGTGTCCAATTTGCGGTAAACATCATTACAAAGTTTTGGAAGGACTAGCCAATTTTTTTTAGTAGCTCTCGGTCATGAGAGTCTTCACAACTACTATCGAATGAACTTTGCTTTAATGCAATACCATAAATATTCGTTAGCAGAATTGGAAGATATGTTACCTTTTGAGCGAGAGCTGTATGTCCATATGCTAGTTCAGTATTTAGAAGAAGAAAAACAAAGAATAGAATCTAAAAAGAGAATGTAATGGCAAAAAGATCTAACAAAAGCCCGATGAAGACAGTTGCTCGCGGACAAGCACGACAAATGTCTAGTCTTTCAAGCATATCAGCAGTTCTAGAACAACAGTCTGAAGTCCTTAAACAGATTCAGACTGGTTCACAAGCAGTAAACGAATCTAACCAAGCCGACCAAAAAGTCTTAATGTCTATTAAGATTCAACAGGCTCAACTAGAACTTCAGAAAGACCAAGTTGCTTTTCTAAAGAAACTTAGTGAAGGGCAAAATAAACAGATCGAGGAGCTTAAGAAAAGTAACAAAGACTGGAAATCAGTTGGTGATAAATTTAAAGATCTAAAAAGAAACCTAACTGATGCTCTTGACCCAGACACGATCAAGAAAGCAATGCTTGGACCATTCTCTATGTTCAAGGGTGCTCGTGATAAGATGCAAGACATCGACTTCTCAAAGCGCATGCGCGCAATGGGAGACACTCGTTCTGGGAAAGAATTAAGAGAAGCTTCTAAACAAAAACGCTCAGACGAAACATCAGCTCTTCGCATGCAGGCTGAAATAGATCGTCTTAAAAAGATGGGCGCCAGCGAAGAAGATATTAAAAAGAATAAACCTGAGTTATTTGCCAGAAGAGACGCTGCCCTTAAATCAGCAAAAGACGCTAATCTGGTAAATAGACCAAGAACGCCACAAGGGGTTTTTACTGGCGTTCAACCCTCAGCACCGCTTCCCAAAACTCCTTCTGATAAAGGCTTGGTTGCTCAGTCAACTACTGACATATTAGCAGAACAACAGGTAAAAAAAGAACAAGATGCCGAAAATCTTCGTTTAGCATCTGCCCAAACTGATCTATTACAACAAATTGCTAATAATACAGCTGCCATGTCTGGTAGAAGATCTTCTTCAGCAGGTGGTGAAGAAGACGCTGCTGGCGCTACTGGAAGCCAAAGCCTTGGTGATTTTGCTAAGTCAATGCGCGGTATTGGTTCTGCTCTCGGTGGATTAGGCAAGGGTGTTGGTATGGCTGTCGGTGGCGTCATCGGTGGAATATTCCAAGGAATCATGGAAGGTCTTTCTAACGGTATCAAATCATTTGCCAATATTAAAACTGTCGCTGGTGTGGCTGTTCTAGGATTATTAACAGCTGTAGTTTGGGGATTGAGTAAAGCACTAGACAACTTTGCTGCGCTAGAGTGGGAAACTCTAGCAAAAGCTGCCCTAACACTCACTGGTCTTATTGCCGCTGGCGCTGCGGCTGGCGCTATGGCTCCATTACTTGGTATGGGTGCTCTAGCATTAACTGGTCTTGGTGCAGCGGTTTGGGTTATTGGCGGTGCAATGGAGATGATGGGTTCTGGTCTTGAGCGACTAGTTTCTGGTCTTGAGCGACTACAAGAAATCGATGGTGAAAAACTGATGGGTGTTGCTGAAGGTCTTAAAAACCTTGGTGCTGGATTTGCTGCTTTTGGCGCTGGTCAAGCTGCAGCTGGTCTTGGTACTCTTATTAGTAATCTTTTAACAATCGGTCAAGATTCACCAGTTGAACAGATGGTAAAAATCGGTAACGCAGGTGAGGGTGTTGATAAAGCTGGTAAAGGTCTATTAACACTTTCTAGCGCAATGAAAGAGTTCGCTAAAGTAGATTCTGGTGCAATGAAGGGTGTTAGAGATTTCCCATGGGAACAAGCCACCAAGTTTGCTGCCGCTGGTGGTGCTATGCAGGTTTCTGGCGTTAAAGTATATAACGCTTCTAAAGGTAACATGGATGAGCAAGCCAAAGTAGAAACCAAAGCAGCCAAACCTGTTGCTGCTGGTGCAACTGCGAATATTCAGCAAAACAACAGTCAGACAACAGTTGTTAAACCTACTGTTAGAAATAGCGAATCTAGTTATAACCGATATATAATGAGTCGCTTCTAAAATGATGAAAAGGAGATCTTTCGATCTCCTTTATTTTTGTCTAGACTTAATTAGTCTTCTTGAGCGATTTTCTCAAAGTAAGACATAACGTCGTCATCGTCGTCCATTGGTGCTGGCTTAGAAGCAGCCTTTGGAGTAAACGCTGGAGCAGACTTAGGTTCTGGAGCAGCACGAACTTCAGGTTCGTCATCAGCTAGTTCAGCAGCAGACTTAGCATTGAAACCGTTACCAGATAGAACCTCATCCAGCTTCTTCTTTAGTTCT